TGCAGAAACATCTTCATTTAATGCATTTACATCATCTCAATTAACTCAAAATACTGCATTAGCAACTATTTCTGGTTCATTGATTTTAACTGCATCTGCAAATACAGTTTCAGTAGCAAACTTAAACACAACAACTGCAAGTTTATTAATTGAAACTGCTAATTTAGAATCATTTACATCTTCGATTAATACAACGATTAAAACTCAATTGGATTCAAATACAGTTGTTTCCGGTTCATCACAAATTGCATACGCGAGTATTAGTTCTATACCAGCAGGAATAGTAAGTGGAGCAGCACAAGTTACTCCATTATTACCAACGGGAACTATTAGTGGTTCTTCACAATTAAGTGGAACTAGTATTACAGATTTAACTATTATAAATTTAACAACTGTTAATCAAACGGCAAGTGTTGTATTTAGTAGCGGTTCTAACCGATTTGGTGATGCGGGGAATGATACACATTCATTTACAGGTTCAGTTCAAATAAGTGGTTCACTTACAACAATAGGAGCATCAACTGCAACATCGTTTAATGGAGCAATAAATGCAACAAATGGTGTAGTAAGTGGTTCTTCGCAAGTAATTGGTATATTGAGTTCTTTAAATACATATACTGGTTCAAATGATACAACTAATACTACACAAACAAGTAGATTAGACCAATTATCAACTGCAAGTGGAAGTGCAATTACAAGATTAACTGCATTAGAAGTTGAAACATCTAATTTAGAAACATTTACATCTTCTATTAATACTACAATTAAGACAAGATTAAATGCAGAAACGGTTATAAGTGGTTCTTCACAGGTAGTAGGTTCTTCAATCACTACTAATACAGTGACAGTTGGTTCAACTGCAATTGCATTAGGTGGAACTGCAACAACAATAGCAGGTTTAACTTCGGTTAGTTCAACTGGATTTACGGGAGCATTAACAGGTAACGCATCAACCGCAACTACATTAGCAACTGCAAGAACAATAAACGGAACTTCATTTAATGGTTCTGCTGATATTACTATTCCAAATTTAGTATCTGGTTCATCACAAATTACCGCAGGTTCAACTACTGGATTTGCAACGGGTGTAAAAACTCAATTAGATGCAAATACGGTTGTTTCAGGTTCTGGACAAATTAACGTAGCATCTACAACGGGTGATATTGCATTAGGGACTAGAACATCTGGTAACTATGTAGCATCATTAGTAGCAGGAACTAACATTACTCTTTCTAATAATAGTGGTGAAGGTGCAACTCCAACAATTGGATTAACAAATAATACAATTTCAGGTATCGCTTTAGGTTCTAATTTAGCAACCTTAACAATTGGTACGGGATTAAGTGGAACATCGTATAATGGTTCTACTGGAGTAACAATTGCAAACACAGGTGTAACTTCAAATGTTGCAGGTACAGGTGTAACGGTAAGTGGAGCAACTGGAGCAGTAACTATCTCAATCGGACAAGCAGTTGCAACATCTGATAACGTAAGATTTAACTCTTTAGGTATAGGAATGGCTGCAACTGGAACTGCAGGTAGAATTGATGCAGCAAATGATATCGTTGCATTTTCATCTTCTGATATTCGTTTCAAAGAAAACATCAAACCAATTGAAAACGCAATCGACAAAATCAGAAAGATTAGTGGTAACACATACGATTGGAAAGAAGAAAACAAAGTTGAGCACGGATATGAAGGAAACGATGTGGGTGTAATCGCACAAGAAATTGAAGCAGTATTACCTCAATTAGTTCAGACAAGAGAGAGTGGATTTAAGGCAGTTAAATACGATAAGTTAGTAGCATTACTAATCGAAGGTATTAAAGAACAACAATTACAAATAGAGCAATTAAGAATAGATTTAAATAATTGTACAAATAATAAAGGTTTATAATTAATGTATGATGTTTACTACACCACCGCTGGAGGTCCTTGGTTCAATAGCGGTGCTGATATGTGGGTAACCGAATGGATAAAAGAAGTGGCTCCTCATTTAGAAGTGAAGCCACTTCTTCTTTTCCATAGACATAGACCTAACAACTATGAAGAATTTCCAATTGATATTGACCACATTTGGGAAACATCTGAAGATGAAATTATAAAACATTTAGAAGGTGCAAGACGGATACATATTCTTCATGGTCATTATACCCCAACTAGAGCTATTCATCAAAATTTGGAAAAGATTGATTCAATTATTTTCCATAATTTAACAAAAGTGTCTTTATTGGCACAAATGGAAAAAGATGAATATTTACATTGGTATGGTAATTGGGAATATGAAAGCGAATTAATTAATAAAATTAAAAATAAAGTTTGGGTAGGGTTATATCATTTTCCATATAAAACAGAAAATTTATATCACATCCCAAATGTTTATAAATTTAAACAAAATAAAGAGCTTTCAGAATCTATTGAGATAGGATACGCCGCTAGAGTAGAAGGTAGAAAGAATGTTGAATATATGAATGGGTTAGGTGGATTTATTTCTACAAATTCAGAAACATTCAACAAATACTATAAAAAGAAATATGGATTCAAATTCGAAAAATCCAAAGTTTACAAATTTGATTATAAATTTAAAGAAAGGTTCTATGAACTTGATTGGGGAATCTCTCATTCTTGTTTTGAGCACGAACCCTTCGGATATGGTATATTTGAGGCAGTGGATTGGGGTAAACTTCCCATATTACATGAAGATTGGCATGTTCCACTTGATTACAAATACAAAGCGAATAATGCGGAAACATTTAAAAAAACCTACCAAATAATTTGTGAGGATAGTTACGAAACCCGTAAAACAGAATTCCAAAAACTTAAAAGTTGGATGATAAAACACTTTTCAAACAAAGAAGTATGGAAAGAAAAACTTTTAGATATTTATAACGGAGAATAATACATACGAATATGCCAAGAACTAATTTATCATTAGGAAATTTATATAGAGCAGTTAGCGGGTCAGCCCGAACATCTCAAGCAGTTTCCATTGGTGGGCTATCTGGAGGAACATCTAATAGTTCATTTACCGCATTTGCAATAGATTCTGTAACCCCAAATTTACCAACTTTCACTTACATTGTAGAAAGTACAGAAGAAGCGGCAACATTTTCATTTGGAACTGCGGGTACACTGCATGGTACTAAAGTTGGTAACGTAGCAGCAAACTATTCAGTAACATTTAATAATGGAAACTTTACAGTAGGTTCACCCACTTTAGGTGCATCTCCATCATTTCCAATAACTCCTGCATCAATCGCTCAATCAACATATTCAGAAGCATCTTCTGTATTATCTATGAAGTATGAAGATGGTTATAATTTAGCAGCAACTGGCTATAATTCAACATCTACAAAAACATTATACGCGGTAGATGTGTACAACACAATTAACCAACCTGATTTCTGTTTATTATTTGGAACAAAAATAACTAAAGCGGATGGAACTATTGTAAATGTAGAAGACCTTTCGGTGGGTGATACTATTAAAGCATGGGTACCAGATGGTTTACCTGATGAAGACCAGGATTCAGAATCAGACCAAGTTGATTGGAGATTCTATATGTTAGAAAATCAATCTGGCTCATATCAAGAAGTAAATGTAGCAGATATTGTCTTTAACTTTGCAAGTGGATATTATGATTTAAACAATGGTTTAATCAAATCAACTGGAACTCACCCTCTTTGGGTTTGGGATAGTGAAATTGAAAAATATCGTTTCAAAAATGTTGAAGATGTATTACCAGGTGATTTAGTAGTAACATACGATTCAGTGACAGGTTTAAATGAAATAGAAATTACTGATATTGAGGTAATAATTGAAGATGTTGAAATTGTAACACTTAATGTGGAAAATGCTGACGTTTATTTAGCAAACGGTATTGTATCTCATAACAAAGGAACTACTACACAACCACCAATTCCAGCTGCTGGATTAAGATTATATTTAGACCCATCCAAAGCATCATCTACAAACGGAACTGTTACAACGGATTGGTTAGATTTAAGTGGATATAATACGGGTGTTAGACCTGCGGGTGTTGCAAACGCAGCTGGTATTACTGGTGATAACCCATCATATAATAACGGAGCAACAAGAAAAGATAAATATTTCGCAGGAAATGGTACAAACCAATTTTGGTACAAAGATACTACTACCAACATCAATGGGGGGTATTCTCAATTCAATACTAATACTGGTACAATTCACGTATGGGTTAGACCTACAACAACATTGGGTGTAGCATCACGACATATTTTTGATTACGCTGGATTTTATGGTTTAGCAATTGAATCATCTGATAGTTCTACTTTGAATAGAGTAAAATTCTATGGTAGTACATTAGGAAATAGTGCACAATTAACAACATCATTATCATCAAACGTATGGTATATGATTTCTGCAACATTCCAACCATCGGGAACGGTGACAGTTTATGTAGATAAAACTTCAGTAGGAACATTTACTGCATCAGCATTTACGGCACCATCATCTACTAACTTCTTAACAATTGGATGTAATAGTGGTAGAACAACATTCTGGAATGGACAAATCGGACCTGTATTATTCTACAACACATTGCAAAACGCAACATCGGTAGGACAAGTATATGATTATTTTTCTCCAACATACAAATAGTAATTTGTTGTTTTGAAAATAATTTTAATATTTATATTAAGATAATAAAAATTTTAAATTAGCATATAAAATGGCAGACAAAATAGTATCACCAGGTGTATTTACTAAAGAAAACGACCTTTCATTCTTACAACAAGGGGTAGCAGATATTGGTGCAGCATTTATTGGACCTTTTAAAGAAGGACCATTAGTACCTACAATCGTAAATTCACAAGCAGAATTTGAAAGACTATTTGGAGTAGCAGATGGTACATACCTCACTCCATTAGCAGTACAAAATTATTTAAGAGAAGCAGGAACTGCTACAATTTGTAGAGTTGGGGGTGTTGGTGGATATACCGAAACCGCTCCATTATTGTTAACCGCAACTTCAGGAGCAGTATCAGCATCATTAGGTATTCTATTCAATACATCAGGAAGTGCAAACGGAGGTTTTGCAGACGCACAATTAACTTCTTCTAATGCAGGAGCAGGTGATTTCGTATTAAGAGGTAGTGGATTAAACGTATCTGCTTCTTTGGATGTAACCGATACAAACGATATTGAGGCAGTATTTGGAACATCTGCATTTGGTTCTAAAGACCCTTATGTGTATGGATTTTTCAAAAACTCATCTATAACATTTAATTCCAGTGCATCTTCTTCAGTAACCGTATTGGGTGACCAACTCTTTACATTCGATGCACAAGAAGCATTAACACCAATGATTAACTCTCAATTAATCTCTGGTGATAGATATAACTTATTCCAATTCGAAACAATTGGTGCTGGAAACGCAGCAAATACTAAAGTTAAAATTGGTATCACTAATATTAAAGCAGCAGGTTCGGTAAGCGGTACTGATTATGGTACATTTACTGTAGTTGTGAGAGAGTTTGCTGATACAAATAAAAAGAAAGTAGTATTAGAAACTTATTCTAATGTAAATTTAGACCCAAATTCTCCTAACTATATCAGTAGAGTAATTGGTGATAGAAAATTATCAATTGATGAATTAGGTAAAATTACTGAAAGCGGTGATTGGGTAAATAACTCAAAATATGTTAGAGTTGCAAACTTAAACACATCCGCTCCTGTACAAGCAGTACCATTCGGACACGCAGCATATACTTTGCCAGTATCTGCATCAGCAGCAGTTGGAGCATTGATTCCATCTGTATCATTCCTAACTTCATCAGTAGCACAATATGGTGGTATAGATTTGGATAACAATACTGATAACGTAATTTACTTAAAGCCAATTCCGACAGGAG